CTCGTTTCGACCGTTTGAAATTCTTTGTTTCTGTAAACACAGAGCAATTATACCAAACAGCAGCGTTGAACTTGACTTTTAAAGGTCAACAATTCAATAGCGGCCAAGCTTTACCGTATAAAGGATATCAAGTTGTGACATTGGCCGGTTTACCAGACAATACAATTTTGTTCTGCGAAGGTTTGGCTGATACTTCTTCAAACCTTTATGTAGGTATGAACAGCACAGAAGATAACCAATTGCAGTTACAAAGATTGCAAAACAACTCAGAGTTGTTCTTCTTGAAAGGTTTGATGAAATACGATGTACAGTACGGGTTCTCTGAGGAGGTATTCTTGTACACTACTTTGGTAGCAGCAGATTTTGACGCATAAAAAAAAGAGTAAAGCCTTATTACAATCGTTAAGGCTTTACTTCATTTCAAAGATCATAAACAAAAAAAACATTAATCAAAAATGAGAAATCTATTCATTGCAATTCTTTGCTTATTTGCCTTGGCAACTAACGCACAAAGTGTTACCCCAAGAACGGGCAACGCAACAAACACCGATAACACATATCGCGTGTTGAACTATAAATTCTATTCTGTAACAGATGGAACAGCCAACGACACAACAACTATCATTCCTAAGCATTACCATACTGAAATTTCAGTCCCTAGCTTAACTGATAGCATCAACATCAAAGTTGCAAACATCGCCAATTCATATTATGGTGACGAGCTTTGTGTTCGAATTATCAATACATCTACCGGAACGAAAGTGAAATTTATAGGCGGTACGTTCGAAGTTGGAAGCGGTACATCAGTCATAACATTAACAGCATCCAAAAGAGCCAATATCAAATTTGTATTTGACGGCACTAAATGGGTTGAAGTTTCAAGATTAGTACAATAATGACTAGCCAAGAAATCGCAAACACCTGCTTTCAGAACTTACCTAACGTGAAAGAATGTTGGGTAACTTCTGACCGACATTACCACTTGCATAGCGCAAATGGTGGTGAACGTTTCGAGCGAGGTGTTGAAACAAAGAAGGAAGAAGTATTAGCGAACCCAAAAAAGAAAAAATAAAATGGCAGGAAATATCACGTTCGTAAACGGACAAGGAGGTTTGGGTAGACCATTAGCCGGTGAAGATTTCATCAGTGGGTTACTATACTATACGGCTACTTTACCAAGTGGCTATTCGAGTTCAGACAGAATCAAAAAGTTTTTTAGTGTTGCTGATGCAGAAAATGCCGGGATCACAAATACATATTCAGACGCAACCGCTGCAGTAGCTAAATGGGTTATTTCAGCGTATGGAGCAACCGGAGATACTGTTACTATTAAGGTTACAGAGCCTAACGGTGTTGTTGTGAACTTAGGAACATATACAACTGTTGCCGGGGATTCGTCTATCGCTTTGCTTGGTGCTAGTATTGCTACTTTTATCAATGCAGGAACAGTTGTTCACGGATATTCAGCATCGTTTAGCACAGCTACTTTGCTACTTACATTCCCTAAAAAGCTAGGAATTTTCCCTAACTCCGGCTCTCCATTGGCAATTACCATTGTAGGAACGGTAGCAGGGACAATCACACAGCCTTTAGGAAGTGGAAGCACAGTACAAGGTGTTGCTTCTAAATTAGCAGTTTTCCACTATCACATCAGCGAGTTTTTCAGATTGCAACCGAAAGGAGTTTTGTATGTTGGATTCTACGGAGTTCCAAGCACATACAACTTCAATGAGATTACAACAATGGTAAACTACTCGAGTGGTAAAATTCGTCAAATTGGAGTGTTTTTAAATAGCGAATGCCATGCGTATACAAGTGCTGATTTAACGGCTATCAATACGCAGATTACAACCTATTGCGATGCAAACCAAAAGCCACTAAGTGCGGTTTATGGTGCTGACGTTAGCGGAACTTCTGACCTTTCTACTTTAACCGATTTGAATACCTTATCAGCTAACAAAGTTAGTGCGGTATTAGGGCAAGACGGTGCAGGTTTAGGGCAGTATTTGTATGTAACCGTTGGTAAGTCAATCACTTGTTTAGGTGCTTGTTTGGGTGCTGTAGCATTCAGTCAAGTTTCAAACTCTATCGAATGGGTTGGTAAATTCAACATTTCAAACGGTACTGAGTGCGATACTCCGGCATTCGCCAATGGAGATTTACTAAGCGCGAAAGCGGATAGTTACATTACAGCCATTGACAATCTTCGGTATTTGTTTTTGAAAAAGTATGTAGGCAATGCCGGAACGTATTTCAACGATTCGCACACGGCTATTATAGCTACTTCGGACTACGCATATATCGAGAACAACAGAACTATCGACAAAGCTAAACGAGGGATTTATTCAAGTGTTTTACCGGCATTAGGTAGCCCACTTGTATTGAATTCAGATGGAACTTTGACTGATACAACTATTGCTTATTTCAGTTCACTTGCTGAGTTGAATTTAACGCAAATGGTGCGCGATGCTGATTTGTCAGCGTTTGCAGTAAGTATTGACCCAACGCAAAACGTTTTGGCTACAAACTTGCTTGTTATTGCTGTTGAATTGTTGCCGGTAGGAGTAGCGAGAGCGATTAGAGTAGACATTGGATTCGTACCATCATTAACCTAAAAACAGAGAATAAACATGGCAAATCCATTAATAAACGGAGTAAACTATTCTTGGTCCAACGTTAAACTTGTGCTTTTCGGGGTGCCGGTTATCGGAGTGACAAAAATAGAGTACGGTCGTAAGCAAAAGAAAGATAACAACTACGGTATGGGTGTTGATCCTATCTCGAGAGGTTACGGAAATAAAGAATACGAAGGAAAAATAACTCTTTACCGCGATGAGTGGAATAAGATTATTGCTTCGTCACCTTCGCGCGATCCTTTAGACATCGACTTTTTCGATATCCAAGTAACATTCAGCGGTTCACGAGTACACCCATCGCTCGATGTATTGAGAGCATGTGAGTTCTTAGAAGACCCATTCACAGTAAGCCAAGGAGATACGAAGATAATGGTAGAAATACCAATCGTAATCGGACTTATTGAACATCAATATTAAAGAGGCTTTTTTCAAGGTGTTTTG